TAATTAACTTTGCAAAACCTATCGGGTGGTACACGTTTCAAATGCTACCCGGGTCCCTTTTCAAGTGTTAGCTACACCCGGCTAAAATTATTCAATTCAATGTCGGCGTGTATGGCTCTGTAGCTGATTACGATTTGTCCCGTCCGTACACCTCCATGGTATTGAACATACCCGCGGTGGGCTACCAGGCTACTGTTGCCAAGCAGGAGCGCTTCAATGTCCAGGAAGCCATAAACGGTGACGTGGAACTGAAGGAGAAGCAGGAAAAAAACGGGCACATGGAAGTGGCTGTCAATACCGGCAAGTTCAACCGGCAGAACGTAACTTACAGCGGTCAGACACATGCCTATGATTATGCCTATCCTTTTACGGACTACCAGCAGAAGACCGGAGCACAGCTCACGGACTTCCTTCCGTATTCCCTAAGCTTGAACGATGTTTGTCCGGACAGTGTCGGACATCGGTTGTCGACACTCAGTCTGTTTCACTCCAATATCCCTTACACAATCCAGTTCCAAGCCAATAAGCTGCCAGATGTGAATAAGGTGTTTCTTATAGGCAACAAGCAGTATTTGTGCGAGAAGATTGAGACGGAAATAGATGTCGATGGATTAAGCAAGGTACTGAAGGGGACTTTTTATCGGATAGAATAAAAAAGCTCTTTTTATTTGCATAAAGTAGAATTTTTACTACCTTTGCATCGTTGAAACAACTAAGATATGGTTAAATCAAGAGAATTTCATAGTCAGATACTGAAACGTGGAAAGAAAAGAGGATGGCACTGGATAAAAGGTGAAGGAGACGGGAGCCATCGGATTTATGAAGACAAGAACGGTATCAGATACCCGGTGCCCTACCATGGTGCCAAAGAAATGGGTGAAGGACTAAGAAAGAAAATTATCAGGGATATGGAGCTTGAATAAGCTCCCCCTTTTCTCTATATGTTTGAAAGGAGGATTTTATTATGGGAAAACTTAAAGTGACAATTGAAAAAGGACCGGACTTGTTCGGTGCGTGGGCTGACAATGTTCCTGGTATCTATGGAGAGGGTGAAACTGTGCAGGAAACAAAAGAGAATCTTCTTACCTCCATTGAACTGTATAAAAAACATAATTCTACAGTCCCTAAAGAATTACAGGGAGAAATATCCGTAGAATGGACTTTTGATGTACAGTCGTTCCTCCAATATTATAGCGGTATTTTTACCAAGGCTGCACTGGAGCGTATAACGGGGGTCAACCAGAAACTCTTGGGACATTACGCATCAGGTTTGAAAAAACCGCGTAAAGCTCAGGTTGAAAAAATAGAAAGCGCATTGCATGGCTTTCTGAATGACATAAGCCAGGTGCACTTGGCATGATGTAAATTCCGATAATGGATTGAAAGATACTTCTCGGTCAATCGCGAGACCGTAAGGTTTTTAATGACAATTAGGAGGGCTTCCACGGGTTGGAAGCCTTTTTTTTGTTTTCCATTTTTGGATATGTGAAATATAATTAACACCTTTGCAGAGCCCAATATAACATAGCTATACATTTATCAACATGAGTCCCTTTTCAAAACGTAATCCGTAAAATCGGGTTAAGGTGTGGCTATACCTTTGGGCGCGTTTTGATAAGGGATTCGCCATTTATATATATGAGAACTACAATTGAAGTATTTAGTATTCAAATTAAAAGTAAAACCGATGGTTTATTTGATTTTTCATCTGAACCAGACTTATTTGAAATTATATCTAATGAAGAAAGAGGATTAGTCCATCACATTGATATATCCGGAACAGGGGATGTTCCAACTTTACAACGAACCGTTAGAATTCCTGCCAATGAAATATCAGATGAAGGAGAAACTTTAAAATATTATCATAGAAATATAAATAGTAGATATATTTGTGGTATCATAGAAACCGGTGCATACGGTAAAGAGTATGAAATAGCCAACAAAGATACTCCCAAAAATGTTTCATATACTGTTGGCAAAGAACAAGCCATTATAAAGCCATTTTTTTATTTTTTGAAAATTCCACGTCATGGAACAAAAGCATTGCTCATTTTAGAAAGAACTGACAATGAAGGTATTTATCCCCTGATGAATCTGTTGTTAAAGAATTTTCTAGATCGCACTTTTGGAGTTGAAAAATTATTCAAAATTGAGAAAAACAATATCGTACTAGGTGATTATATCGAAGACTTACAATCCGGTAGATATAGGTCTGTTACATTAACAGCAAATCAACAAGCAACAGATTGTGCGGATCGTTATTTTGGTAACTTAGAATCTACAGATTTTACGATGGAGTTAGTTCTTAAATTCAAAAATCATTTAGGAGAGGATAAGCAAGAACACATTAGGAAATTTGTAAATTCTGGCAATACATTATTTGATAATACTGAATTAAATACTATCTTTGATAATTCTAAGAGAAAGGTTGTAACAACTGTTGGTACTGGACGACAAGCAAGGACCAGAACGTATTATTTAAGTTCAGAACAACGTGATTTAATTCGTCCCTATTATGATATAGATGTAGAAAGCAATGATAAAAATTTCTCCGACTATATTTCAATTAAAAGTATTGTAAAGAGGTTTGTTGATGAAAATTCAGAATTTTCCGTTTTTAATTAAAAATGAAATTTGCATACGTAAACATATCAGACATTTTTAGGCAACAGCAAAGAATCATACAAGCAGGTACTGATAATTATAGCCTCTTTTATGTTATACCTATAGTTTGTGGTCTAATATTTAGTATCATTTTTTATAAAGATACGAGTAATGTATTGAATGTATTAACATTATTTTTATCTATTTTCATTCCAATATTCATAAATTTGTTAGCCACACTGATTTCATTCGTAATGAATAAAATCGTAACGCGACACAATAAGGAGCGAGTTCCTCTTATCAAAGAAACATTTTATAATATTTGCTATTTGATTCCAATTTCGCTATTACTTTTAATTTTATCACTATTTATGAATTTATCATGGGGAAGGAATATTGAGATAGAAATTTGCAACAAATATTTAACCATTTCATTTTCTATTCACCGTTTAATGTTGACCTTGATAGGGACAATGTTTTATGGAGGAATTATTCATATTATGCTGAATCTATTAATGATAACTAAACGTATTTTCAAGTTGTTTGATAAAGAAATAGATTTACTGACCGATGAAAAACCGAATACGACATCTTCTACTACAGCACATACTGATGCAAATGCATTGGATGGTGAAGAATAAATAAACGACGCGTATATATTATCACAAATAATTCTCGAAGTTCCTATACATAACCACACGTTTATTAATATAAAAAATTAGAAAAGCGGAGAAATAAAAAATCTCCGCTTTTCTTTTGCCATTTCAAAATAAACTCTCATCTTTGTGGTGCGTTTCATTTTGACAAGGCGAGACTGTTCGCCAACTTTTGCCGTTGGCATTTTTTATGCCCAATGGTATCATATAGTTCCGACCCCCGTGTGGAGTGTTAATGCACCCACTGCCTTGTCAAGGTGAAACGCAACGGGAAAGCGGAACTTTCTTTTTTGATAGGTTTTCTGATTTTTTGGAGAAAGCTCCCTTCCCGTCTTTATTGGAGCATTGTATTATTCAATATATTGTTTTATTTAAATAGCGTTTCATTATGACAAAACAATCTCAAAGCGCTCGCGGACGCTATGTATCCGCAGAGAAGGTTCAAGAACTGTTTGCCCAGCTGGGTATTGAACTGTGCGCCGGACGTAAACGTATCCGTGCAGCACGTAGCGACAAATCCATTTCCATCTATGTCAATGGTGGGACAGTCAACATCACCTTTAATGAGAAAGGAGGCAAAGCATGATGTTCTTTGTTTACCATCTGCAGACCTATTCCCCCAAGAACCGGGCATGGAAAAAGGTTATTGGTTATGTAGAGAAGTATAAAAACGTTCTTATCAAGGATGAACTTTCCCTGGATGCACTCAAGCATGAAATAGGCGATGTGGTTAACCGCATCAATGCCGAACACCCCAAGATGAAACGCATGAAATATACCGCTACCCCTTTGGGACGTGACTGTACTATACGCATCGAGGCTCATGTCATAAGTGGTGGATGCCCCGACACGGTATTCTTTCTCGATATTTGCAAGGTACGTTCCGTTTATCAGTTCAGTGAGAAGGCGAATATGCTGGAACAGAAAGGAGGTGAGAATGGATAATACTACCGTTAATGGAATTGTACTCAACGATTCCATATCTAATTGCTTATTGAAATTGCAAAATAATCGAGCAGCATCTCTTGCAGAATTGTTGGATGATAGTATCGGCTTTCTTCTTGAATACAGTGGTTATTTCTATGACAATTCAAAAACATTTTTGGATGTTTTAGCAACATTACATAATGCCCGTACCGAATTTTTAGGCCTTATCCCTAATCAGAAAGGAGGTGCCCAATGAGCAAGAAGATAGGATTCCGTTCTTATCAAAACGACGAAGAACCGGACAAACAAGACGAATTGGAGAAGCAACAAACCGAGCGGCAGAAAGCCATAGCAAACTTCATCGGCCAGAACTATTCACCCATCGGTACCACTTCACAGAAATGTTACAATACCACCGCTGAACTGGTATATGAGCTGTCGAACATTGTCGATGTCGCTCCGATGGCGCTGGCCAAACAACTGTCTGATGCCGGGTACCATGTAGAATATTTGGCAGGACAACCCTACTGGGTGATGTACGAGAGAGCATAAATTCGTGCGGCTGCACCTCATTTTGTACGAACTTGTACAAATCGGTGCAGCCGCATTTATTTGATAAATAAAATGTTATGAATCATCCGCACGATTGTACGGCTTTTGGCCCTTATTATAGGGTGAAGCTATTGAAACATTGCATGCCTTCCCGCTTGCTCTCATCCATGACGTGCGCATAAATCATCGTTTCCCGGATATTGCTATGTCCAAGCAATTTTTGCAGGCTGGATAAGTCTTTT